ACCGCGAAGTACTACCTCAAACCGGATATCACGGCTTTGCGAGACGCGCAACGCCTCTGGGAACGAGCCCTAATAGCCTGAACGGGATTCCCTAACCCGAATGCCGTATATTCTGTGCGGAGGCCATACCGTCACCACGAATGATGACGGCACATTCTACATCAACGTCCAATCCCCAAACGGGAAGAAAGCCGATTACGCGGCCTACACGATTGGGCCGTTCGGCACTGGTTTCGACCAGGCCGGCGAGTACACCGCACAACGTTGGGATACCAGCGACGTAAACCAGATACGCTTCCGCCTGTGGAACACCAAAGACAACCGCTGGTGCGGGAGGGTCGCGATATTCGGAAGCTGGATCGCAATCTGGAACAGGCAATAGTTTTCCCTAACCCCTGTCACGGGCCAAGTCAGGATGCCGTTTTCCGACAGGTATATCACTCTGGTTCGTGTCGGCCGTATTGTCACCGCCTGCGCGTATATCACGCTGACAAGCAATTTCAATCAGGTCAGCAACGTGTCCGTCAACGAGACAATCCCGGAGGGTTTCAGACCGTCCGGCGATTCCCGCGCGGTCATGCGCGGCACCGACAACAGCGGCGCGATCAGTTTCTACCTTTACGGCACGCCGAAGGGGAAAATGGTGTTGAACGGCACCGGATATACCGGCCGATTCGTCGGTATATCCGGCTGTTGGATTACCGCGTAGCTTTCCCTAACCCAGCGTTCCACGACATGGCGAGTACCCTACAGCAACGACAGCATTTTGCTTACGCGCATCGGTGATATCTGTTTCATGGGTGGCAACGTAAAATTCAACAGTAGCGGGCAGAACAATTACACGAAGGCTCAGGAGAAGCTCCCCGAAGGGTATCGACCCGTCATCGTCAATACGCCCGTGGCCGTTTTCGGTGGTGAAACGACATTCATCTGTTACGGCGAGGCCAATGGCACCGTCACGATGCTTGGCAATCCGAACAGCGCGTACGCGGGATGCACCGGCGTATGGAGGACCGCCGACCCGATGCCCGCCGCATAGCTTCGGGACACTGGCTCAGGCGGTTGCACTGTCTTGCAGTGACCCCACGGGTCATAGCGCGTATGAGACGGTCATGCCGAACGCGCTCGTGCCCTGCGTGCCGCCCTGGTTGGCGTAGGTCATGGTGCCGTTGGCGTTCACGTCGATGGTCTTCTGGTTGCCCCCGTCGCGTCCGCCGTAGGAGAAGTTCAAGTCCATCGGGGGACGCCATCCTTCGGGCAGGGTTCCGAAATTGCCGGTGTTCCACGAGCCGGGCGCCGACGACTTCCAGTCGATGCGCAACGTGACGAGCGAGCCGCGACGGTAGCCTTTGACGGTACCGTAAGTGGAGTTAATCAGCGTCAGCACTTCGGTCTGGGTTAGGGAATCCCGTTCAGGCTATTAGGGCTCGTTCCCAGAGGCGTTGCGCGTCTCGCAAAGCCGTGATATCCGGTTTGAGGTAGTACTTCGCGGTGGTTTTGATATCGCTGTGGCCGAGCATTTTGCTCACGATGGCGATGTCAGCCCCGGCGGCCAGAGTGTTCGTCGCCCATGAGTGGCGCAGGTTGCGTGCGGGCACGTGCGGCAGATCATGCCGCTTGCAGTAGGCCTTGTACTGGCGTGCCACCTGTGGCGGGGTGAGTGCACCGATGAGTCGCCCTCCCTCGCGCGGCTTGAGCTCGCGCAGACGCTTGACCGCGAAGCGCGGCAACGGCAATGTGCGACGGCTCAATTCGGTCTTCGGCGGCACGACGACCTCATGGCCGCTCACCCATTGCAAACCGCGCTCGATATGCAGGACGCCTGCGCGCAGATCAATGTCACTCCACTCCAAACCGTACCCCTCTTCGGTGCGCAGGCCGCATGAGACGGCGCAGATAAGCCACGCCTCAAGCGGATGGCCGTAAAAGCCCTGCAACAGTGCGCGCTGCTGACGGATGGTCAATATTCGCGGCTCGTAATGAGGTTTGGCCGGCAGTTGGATGTCACGTCTCGTGATGTCCACGTCCAACAGGTTCCAGCGGATAGCCCGCCTGAGTATCGCGCGTAGTACGGCCCATGCCTTGCGTGCCGCGCCCGCGCTGTCGAAACATGCGAGCCACTTGTCCACGAGCTCCACGCTTATTGCGCTCATGTCCATGCCACCGAAAACCGGCATGACATGCAGACGCCAAGCGCTCTCGTAGCCGACCCACGTGCTCTCACGCAGATTCCGCGTGCAATGCGGCCAAAACCGGCCGTTCCAAAACTCTCGTAACAGCATTTTCAACCTCCAAAACCCACACGCCCGTTGGCCTATCCAACGGGGACGAACGTGTGGGTTTTACCCACCGTAAAGGAGCTTTTCCATGTCTTTGCTCACTCACGTCGTCGATTGGCTCGTGCCTTTTATCTGTGGCGGCGTGGCCACGGTTTTGGGCCTGATGTGGCGATGGGGCAAAGCCATGGTCAGCGGGCTGCGCGAGCTCCTGCTGTGCCAGTTGGAGGACCTGCGCCGGGAAATGGTCATCGAGCACGACGGAGTGGCGGACGAGGACCTCAAATCACGCTCCCAACGCCTCTACGACAGCTATCACAGCCTGGGCGGCAACGGCCACGGGACATCGCTCAACAATGACATCCAATCCGCGCCGATAGCGCCACGACAGTCCTGACCCACGACCGTGGGCCACAAACAATATCCATCCCAGAGAAAAGGGAAACATGGTCAACAATTTGAAACGTCATCCCAAGCCCTCGCTGCCGGACGAGCTTCGCCCCGGACGTTGCACCGGAAACAATCATCGAATCCAATAAGGAGGAACAGTAATGACCCAAATCCATATTTCCATCAGGAAGCCGAGGACCGGCGGCTTGGACCCGGTCACCGGCACGATGAGGTTCCGCCCGGTGCGTCGTCATTTCGACGCGGAAAAAAATCTTGTCATCGCGGCCTCGTTCGACGCGGACCTGTCCGAAAGCGGCGAGCTGACGGTTGACCTGCTGCCCACGACTAGCGCGTTTGTTTGGCAGGTCATCGAGTTGGCGGACACGCCGCAGGCGTACACGCGCTACGTGGAAGTGCCCAATTCCCAGACCGAGGTCGAGTACGCCGACCTCGTGGAGGTGGACGCCGGCACGTTCGTCCCGAAGGACATGGCCGGCTCCCAACTGTTGAAGGTTCGCCACGCTTCCACCCAGTCGGAGGCGGAGACACTTTCCGCACAATACACGGACGAGCTGGTGTTCTTCGACGAAACCGCCACGACCGCGAAGGCCGCTGCGGCCTTGAGCACGCTGGAGTCCATCACGGCCGAAGCTCAAACGAACGCCATGCTGGCAAAGAGCGCCATGCTGAGCGCCCGGTCCTCCGCGGATTCCGCGACCGCCACCCAGTCCGACCTGAGCAGTCTCGCGTCGAACGCCAGTATGGCGGCGGCTTCCGTCGCCAATGATTCGCAGACCGTGGCCGATACCGCCAACGCGGTTGCGGCGAAGGGCGAGACGGCTATCGCCACCATCGATTCGACGGTGCAGGCGGTCAAGGACAAGGCGGATGCTGCGGCTTCCGAACTGCCCTCCACCGGCACCACCGAAGGCACCACGGGGGGAACCGGCAAGGACTCCGCCGGGGAGACGCCAGCCGGAACCGTGTCGGAGGAGCCCGCAGCCAAGGCCACTGTGAAGGGGGCCTGATCATGCCAGCCTTTTACGCCGGCAAACGTGTCGGCAAACCATTGATGGGCGGTCACACGTACAACGCCCTATTCAACGGCAAGCTCGTATGGCCGCTGGACAAGGATACGGTGGTCTCCATCGAGATCACGGATGATAAGGGCAATGCCCTGCCCAAGTCTCTGGCCGTGTCCGGCACTTTGAAACTGGGGGCGAAGGCCACGTATGCGGACGGTCATGTTGGCGACCTGCTGACCACCAAGAACGTGACGTTCACAAGCCGGGACACTTCCACCGCCATGGTTTCGGGCAACACGCTCACGTGGAGGCATGGCGGCACGATTCTCGTCACCGCCACTGTCGACGGTTTCACTTCCGCCGCCGTGTCCATCAGCGCGGCCTATGCACCGGAAAGCATTAAGGTCACGGATGATGCCGGCCAGCCGGTCGATGCAGTCACCCTGCGCGTGGGCGAGAGCAGGAACCTCAAGGTGACGGTCCTGCCCGATGCGGCATCGCAGGAGTTCGCGGCCAGCGCCGCCAGCCCGGATATCGCCGTGGTTGGCGACGCGAAACCGACCGGCATCACCGTGTCGCCGGAATCGTTGACATTGAGGGTGGGCGAGACAGCCAACCTGAACGTCAACATCCTGCCGGATTACGCGCCGCAGGAGTATACGGCATCCATCAAGGATGCGGGTATCGCATCAGTCAGACAACAGTAAGGAGCAATATCATGCCAACGGCAGATTCTAGTGGTGGTTGCAACACCTGAGGTTTGAGCGGCCTTCCATGGTCACGTTGTCGGTTGTTGAGGTTATCACGCGGCGTCGAGCAGTTCGATGATCTTCTCGCTTGGTTTCATGAACCCGAGGGTTTTGCGTGGCCGGTCGTTGAGTTCCTCGGCGACCGCGTCGAGGTAGTCCTCCGGGTAGACGGATAGGTCGGTGCCTTTGGGGAAGTACTGGCGCAGGAGCCCGTTGGTGTTCTCGTTGGTGCCGCGCTGCCACGGGGAGTGCGGGTCGCAGAAGTAGACGGCCATGTCCAGCGAGGCGCCGATCCGTTTGTGCAGGGCGAGTTCCGCTCCCTGGTCCCAGGTC